CTCAATCATCTTTCCGGACAGAAGCTATGTTTCCTTCGTCGATGCAATCAAGAAGCTTTGTACTGAGCAGGAGCAGCACTTTGAGAGGCTTGGCCTGAAATTCCCATATCTGGTTGTGGGCGGCAAAGAGAAGAGGCTCACTCTACGGGAGATCGAACACTCACTGTGTTGCTTCGCTAAGATTTGGAAGATGAGACACAACTGTGGTAAGGCCAGAATAAAGTTCACTCCGCGAGATGACGAACTCTACCACGGATCGCTGTTCAAGGCGAAGTCATGAAGAGGATTTCTTTGACCTTCGCGAAAGGCTGTGGCAATCTCGAATAGACCTCAGCAAAGGCAGGAGGGTCTATTTAGGAACTTATGCTGACATTATTGAAGCTGCTCAGACATACGATGCGGCTGCGCTCCTCTTTCATGGACAATTTGCCAACCTAAACTTTCCTATTCAGAGATTTCCTAGGAAATCGTAACCTGCCCATCGAGGGGTTTCATTCTTATAAGGGGGATCTAAATATGGCGGAAATTCTTGAAGATCGGGTCAGAAGAATCGTCGTAGAGCAACTTGGTTCGTCTGAAGAAGAGGTCATGCTGAAATCCAAGCTCAATGAAGATCTAGGAGCCGACCCTATTGACTTGGTAGAGTTGGTAATCGATCTGGAAGAGATCTTCGAGATTGCCGAGATAGATGATGGGGATGCCCAAAAGTTTGTCACGGTCCAGGATCTAGTGGACTATCTAAAGAAGAGAGGAGTCAAGGAATGAAGGTCTATTCCGGAGTAGGATTAGGTTCGTTCTACCAAGAATTGTTCGCTGATCTGATTGCCCATGGTAGGCAAGTCACAGTTCGTGATCGGCGATGCATCGAGATGACAGTGCCTGTGGTTCTTCAGTATGAGACACCTGGCGCCTGCTTTATGAAGATTCCGGGCCGGAGGTTCAACATCTTCTTCGCTCTGGCTGAGGTTATATGGATTCTCTCTGGTAACGGAAATGTGGAGTGGATATCCTTCTTCAACTCTAACATGAGGAAGTTTGCTGATGAAGGCCAGCCTGATTTTCATGGGGCCTACGGCAAGAGGATTCGGGATTGTAGAGGCAGCTATGTAGGCCATTCTATCTACGTGGATCAGATAGAGGCTGTCTGTAACAAGCTCAAGGAAGACCCCTTTTCCAGACAAGCGATTATCTCCTTGTGGGACCCAATCTCTGACAATAAGCCAGAGTCAAATGACTACCCTTGTAACAATTGGGTGGCTTTCTCGCTTCGGGATGGCAAGCTGAATATGTCTGTCGCTATCCGTTCTAATGATATCATTTGGGGCACTCCCTATAATGCCGTCCAATTTACCCACTTGCTGGCCCTGGTTGCAGGTAATCTTGGTGTGCAGTGTGGAGCGATAACCTATTTCGTCCAGAATCTTCATGTGTATGCTGAGTATGAAGGCAGGGGCACGATTCATGACGCAATACTAATCCATCCTTCTGACACCAATCAGTCAGACGCTCTAGGATCCGTTGTGCGCAGTGTAGGCGTTCAAGGCTTAGTGGCCTGCAAGATCTCTAGTTTTGAGCCCATATCTGACGAGAAGCTGAAGCCGACAATCGACTATGTCAACCAATTGGTTGAAGCTTACGGAAAGGGGAATCTCGTTGACCCATTGCATTATGCAAATATCTTGCCAGGGGTTGGCTACTGGGGCCTCCTTATACCAAAGATGCTTCTCATCTACTGCTCTGTGAAGACAGGAGCAGTATTCACTCCAGACCAGTATGCCTGGCTCATGGGTTCGATTGCATCTCTTCCAGAGTTGTTCAAGTGGTTGGTGCTGGATTTCTACAAGGGACAGATTGATAAGAATCCTCTCGCGAAAGAGATCGTTCTCAAATTCAGGAAGGAGGAACCTAACCATGTTGGATGAAGCTACATTGCAAAAGCTGAAAGAAGAAAAACAGAAGCTCGAGAAGGGAATCTACGAAGCCTCTCGCGAAGCAGCTATCAGAAGGCCGACTGATGGAGATGAATTAGTTCAAGCTGCCGAAATAGGCTTCAGGAACGCTATCTCGATGGTCTCCTCACCGGATTCTTTGGTTGCACAATTCTATCTTCCTGTCAATGGAAATTGTGAGAGTGCTTCTTTGTTTGCAGCTATGTGTGCCTTCCTCACAAAATTGGAGGCATTCAAAGGCAAACACTACCAAGCGTCTTGGTGTAGGCGTGGTTGGCCAGGGATCTTTGCAAACATAGCTCGGAAGTTTGACCGAATTGATGCTGTGGCTGGGGGAGACAGTGAGGCCGAAGAAACTCTTACTGAGACCCTTGGCGATTTGGCAGTGTACGCGATCAAAGCTCTCAGCTGGCAAGCGGCTGTGGCACCGATGGAGTTTGATGCTTGGCTGAAGAATATTCAGAGTCTTGGAACAGAGGGCTCTAATGACAAGAAAGTCGGATGAAGACTGCCTAAAGTGTGGCCTCTTTCGCACGTGCAAGTCTGTTGTCATGAATGGCGAAGGTTCAGAGAATCCAGTCTTCCTCTTTGTGGGCGAGGCTCCCGGTGCGGAAGAGGACAACCGAGGATTTCCTTTCATCGGTAAGATTGGGCAATATCTTCGTGAGAAGATTGAGGAGCTTGGGTTCCTGATTCAGAAATGCCGCTTCTCTAATGCTGTCAGGTGCCGACCTCCGAACAACAATATCCAGGCCCACAAATATGCCATAGAGTTCTGCCGAGCTAAGATCCTTCGAGAGATCCATTTCTACAATCCAAAGGTCGTAGTCTTGCTTGGCAACGTCGCCATAAAATCAGTCCTCAATAGGACGGGCATCACGCGCCTGAATGGTGAGGTGTTCCGGGCGCATGGCCGTGCTTACATCTGCGTCGTCCATCCTAGCTATGTCTTGAGAGACGTTCCGAAGAACGAGAGAGATTTCCTCCAGGCGCTGAGAGCGGCCAAAGAATTGGGTAACGATACTAAGAGGAATGTCTCTCTAAAGAAAAGCAAGTTCAAGTGTGACGTTGTCAAAGACAAGAAGCAGCTTCAAGAGACAACGGATTTTTTGAAGAAACAAATTATCCTAACAACGGATATCGAGGGTAGCACGCTCAGCCCATTCAATCGCTTTATCAAGCCTGTCGTTGGCGTTGTTGGTTTTGGCTGGGATGAATGGTCTGCGGCCTGTTATCCTATACACTCGAGAATTGGCTCTCTTGGGAAGAAGATCCACGTCTCTCCTGAAGAGTGTCTGGAAGCGATCAAAGAGCTTTGGGAGGACGAACACATCAGGTTCGCACTGCAGTTTGGCAAGTACGACCGTGTGTATATGTATGTCCTACACGGAATCTGGTTGCGGAACTATTGGCTTGACACTGGCCTTGGCTCTTATGCTCTGAACGAACAGAAGGGCACCCACGGATTGAAGCAATGGGCGTGGAAACTAGATATGGGCGGGTATGATGAACCTCTCAGAGTTTACCAGAGAGACCATCCAGAAACTAATCCAGAACATGGTGGAAATCTGTGCCTTGTGCCGGCCGATATCTTGTACGACTATAATGGCAGGGATTGCATTGCAGACTGGAGGATGTTGGCCATTGTCAAGCATCGATTGGTGAAGCAAGGTCTGTACGAGAATCCATTTCGGTTCCCAATCATGTGGCACAACGAATTAGCTTGCTATCTGGAGATTAATGGCGTAAAGATCTCTCGTGAAGAGAATGACAGGTTGCTTGAGCTCTTTCCGCAGAAAATAAAAGAGTATGAGGACCAGATTCGCGGCTTTGGGGACTTCAAAAAAGTTGAGGCCATCTATAAATGGAATCTGATGAAGAAGATTCTTGGGAGGGTCCAAAACTATAAGAGAGAGCCTAAGAATCCCAAGGCCAAAGCCATAGAACTGTTCACGAAGTCTTGGAAAGGCGTCAAATTCAATACCGAGACCATTCGTACTCTCTTGTTCAAAGTCAAGGATTGGGAGCCAGTCTTAGAGACGAAAACAGGCAAGCCTTCTGTTAACAAGAAGTCCCTTCAAAGGCTTGAGCGTAGGCACAGGAATGACAGAACGTTGCAACTCATCTTCAAGAGAAATGAATTCTATTATGGCTATACAAAATACGTTCTGCCTGTGGATGGTTGGATTGGGAGTGATGACAAGACCCATACGTCGTTCAAAGTACATGGTACTCTGACTGGAAGGGTCTCGAGTGAAAATCCTAATCACGAGAACTTCCCAAGTAGAGTCCATATCGCTTCCGTTCTGAAAGCGCAGTTCGTTCCGGACAGCGATGACTATCTATTTCTGGAAGGTGACGAGAAACAACTCGAGATGCGTCTCTTTTGTGACAGAGCTAACGATGACAAGATGTTAGAAGAGTTCCTGGCTGGTAAGGATCCTCATCGGATGGGCGCAGCAGCTGGATTCGAGATTCCAGAAGAGCAAGTAACAAAGGATCAGAGGAACTTCTCTAAGAACGCCATATCCTTTGGTTTACTCTATGGTCGCTCTGCCAGAGCCTTGGCTGCTGACATGGGTTGGCCACTTAAGAAAGCCCAACAATTCATTGATCGGTATTTTGGTAAATACGACAACTGCTTGCAGTATCGGTATGACCAAGAAGAGCTTATCCGGGCTAACAAATTTGTGGTATCTTACTTTGGCCGCATCAGACACCTGCCTGCTGTAGATGACTCTAGGCCGGGTGCCGCAAACGAAGCTGTTCGTCAAGGAATAAATGCGCCTATTCAGGGCGACGCTTCAGATCTCACATGGGTGGCTGGCAATCGGATGGCAAAGTGGCTCATGAAGAATAGAATGAAAACGAAGCCTATCAATGTGGTCCACGACGCCAATTATCTCATGGTACACCGTAAGGAAACTGACGATGTGATCCCTAAGCTTTACGAGTTCATGACCGACCGAGACTTCCTGAAAGAGAAAATCGGGTGGTATTGCAAGGTGCCATTCGATGTTGATTTTAAGTTGACAGACAAGGATCTTGGCCACATGATTGAGTTGGAGCGTACAACACCGATGACCTGTAGTTTCGTTGTGCCTAGTCAGTTCCGTTGAAACTCGTGTCTAGAGGATTTCATTGTATAAGGAGGCGTTATGGCCAATAGGAAGATCACTGTCAAGATTACGGGCGAAGGGCTATACACTCTCTTCAAGCGAGAGCCTCTCTCTGAAGTGTCAGGCGACATAGAAATATGTCTTGTCTTGGCCGATAACGTGGATCTCAACATCGTCCAAAGTCGCCTTGACGCAGCTTTTCTTCTAAAAGAGGAACGGTCATGAATCGTCTTCCTGAACCACCGAAGATCCAGATTACCATGCCACGTGGGGTCACAGAAATCGACCCATTCAGACATTCGCGGATATCTCGTCACGATATCGGCCGCCAGTTGAGAGAGGCTCCATCTCTCTACCTATACTATGCCTCGCTGTACGCGAAGGTCAGCGAAATGGTGGATCGTCTCAGTGACAAGATTCAACACCTGGAAGCCGAACTCAGTGTTAAGTATAGTAAGAAATCGGAGGGTGTTCGGAGGTCCCGAGTCAAAGATATTAAGGCTCTGATCTACTGCAATTCGGAGTATATGGAATTGCAGAAAGTGCTTCGTCGTTGGAGAGACGCTGAGCGAATGTTCAAGTATATTGAGAAGACATTCGACAAGAGAACGGAAACTCTTCGTTCTCTGAACGCTAACGATCGTCGCGAGAAGACGGAATCTGACTACAGTGAATAACATTTCAAAGGAGGAATATAGCTTATGGTCATGACGGCTGATGAGGTGAAAGAGTATCGCAACAAACAGCTGAAAGATCGGGAATCGGGTGGCGGCCAATATTTTGGTGTAGAGGAGGGTACAAAGTACGTTCGAATTGGCCCTCCTTGGTCTAAGAACGCTGAGTGTTGGCGAGATCGACTGTATCACGGCAAGTATCCCAACAAGCTCAATTGTGCACACAACGACGCCAACGAGAAGACAGGCAAGCCTCGCTCTTGTCCAGCATGCAAGAAATATAAGGGACTAAAAGGGGACAAGTCAAAGGTTGCGAGAAGGCTTTCCGGATATCTGAGACAGAAGTCCGAAGGTCTCTGGAACGTTCTCGAATGCAAGATGAAGAAATCGGATGAAGGGAAGCTCCGTGTTGTTGGGTATGCTGATGGCAAATTCAAGATCTGGAGAGTCTCTCAACAGTGGCACCTGGATTTGGTTGACATATTTGCTGACGAGGACTATCGCAAGAAGTCAGCTTTTAGTGTTGCCGCTAAGAAATCTGGCCGGCCAATCCGTGTTGAGCGTGTTGGCAGTGGGATGAAAGACACGAAGTACAAGTTCAAGGTTTTGGACCCGTCCCCAATCAGCAAGGATTCTGATCGGATGGAAGCTCTTCTCAAGACCCTCAACGACCTTGACGCAGCTTCTCAAGGGGCGAGCGACGAGGAATTGGAGGCCTTCGTCCGCAGTATGCTCAAGAAAGCTAAGCATGGTGGCGATGATGACGATGATGAAGACACTGGTGCTGACGTGTCGGACGAGGATGAAGACGAAGAGCCAAAGTCCAAGAAGAAAAAGAAGTCCAAGTCGGAGGATGAAGATGAAGACTCTGACGACGAAGAGGATGACGAAGATGAGGATGAGGATGAGGATGAAGAGTCCTCTTCCGACGATGACGATGAGTCTTCCTCCAAAAAGAAAAAGAAGAAAAAGAAGTCTAAAGACGGTGACGAGGAAGATGACGAGGAAGATGACGAGGAAGATGAAGATGACTCCGATGATGACGATGAAGAGTCCAAATCCAAGTCCAAAAAGAAAAAGAAGAAAAAGAAGTCAAAGGATGAAGATGAGGACGAAGATGAGGATGAAGATGACGCTGAGGCCATCTTCGACGAAATGAAAAAGTCCATCAAGGGCAAGAAAAAGAAGAAGTCTGATGATGATGAAGAGGACGATGATGAAGAGGACGATGACGAATGAAGCTTGAGGAATTGTTGGTCCACATCGAATTTCTTCGTCTGATGAGTCCGTACATGACGTCATCGGACGCGAGTGCCTTCCGCAATATTTGTGATCACATTGCGGAGGGCACTCCTCTGCTTCCAGATGAAGAGGATAAGCTCAAATCCCTTTCTGTCAGGTTTGATCCTGTGAGGTGACCGTGAGGGCACTTAGATTTCCGCGACTTACGCCTGCCCGCAAATATACGTCTGAGCAGAGGTTCACGCTCAAGGTTGTTCGTGGAGTTGTCGAGAAGGTCAACAAGAAATATCATAAGAAGAGTGCGGATGGAGTCTTGTCCACTCTCAAAGAGTCTATATTCTCTACTCCAAGGATCTTCGTCAAGACTGGCATCGTACCTATTGATGCCATCGTATCTTATGGCCAAGGATTTCCTTCTGGCATCATTGAGATATTTGGCCCTGAAGGCTCTGGAAAGACTGCCGTTCTTGAGAAGGCACTCTCCAAAGCTCAGCAACTGAATTATTACGCAATCATATTTCCGACGGAGTTCTCGTTGAATTACAGACGCGTGAAGACTGTTGGGCTCGACGAGAATAGGCTTATTGTAGGTGATGCTGCCACTATTGAGGATGTCTATGAACAAATCAGGGATATCGTTCTTAGCATTCGTGAGAAGGACAAAGATGCACCAATCGTCATAGGGTGGGACTCTGTGGCAGCAACGCCAACCAGAGCGGAATTGAGAGCTAAGAAGGGAACTGACAAGGCCAGTTTGGAGACTAGCGATATGGGGGGTGCAGCAAGACAGATATCCAAGCTCTTTCGTAGGATGGTGCGCTTTCTCTTCAAGAACAACGTCTGTCTCATTTGTATCAACCAGACTCGTACTAATTTGGCTCAGATGTATGGCTCTAAAGAAACCACTTATGGAGGCAAGGCTCTGAAGTTCTATGCGTGGGTGCGCTGCCGTATTGCTAGGATTGGGATCATTAAGGGCAAGGAGGACAATGAGATTGGCTTCATGTGTGAGCTCAAGACCATCAAAAACAAGTTCGGGGCCGCACCGTTAAAGACTTGTAAGGTGCCCATATTCTGGGATCGTGGCATCGACAACGATTGGGCCGTGTGGGAATATGCGATTGCCATGAATGTCTTGAAGCTCAAAGGACGATTCTACAGATTTGAAGGAAAGCTTGTCACGCGGAAGAAATTCCCACAGTTCTATCGCGAGAATAGGAAATTGATCAACCGACTCTTGATTCAGGAAACTCTGATGAAGGAGAGGGGTGAATCGGAATGAACGTCCTTGTTGTAGTGTACGAATTTAGGCGATCTATTCTCGGCTATGAGAAGTTCATTGACGTGTTGAAGAGCCAAGATGGATGGAGCCGTTATATGATAGCTCCTTGTTGGCTAGTCAAAACCAGTAAATCCCCAGACGAGCTCTACCAGGAGCTAGCTCCACATATGTTGGATGGAGATAGGGTCCTCATAATGAAAGCCTCTAAAGAGTATGCTGGATTTATGCCTCTTCCCGCTTGGGAGTGGCTGAATGGAAATTTAGAGACTGCTCAGTAAGGAAGGTGCCTTATGGAAGCTGGTACAGCGCTCATTTTCGATGGGCACAATGCTGCTTGGCGTGTGTTCCATGCTGTTCCTGAACTGACGGTCAAGGACCAACCGATCCAAGTGGTATTTGGCGTTCTGAAGTTGATTCGTACCGCGCTTGAGAAATTTGAACCAGAGACAGCGCTGGTGTGCTGGGATTCTGGTCGGCCGATTCTTCGTCGCAGCATTTACGACCGATACAAAGCCGACCGCGAATACCGGAGAAATTCTGAGGAGGGCAGAAGAGAGGCTGCTGACTCTATCGAGAGGCAACTCATACTAGTGAAGTCCGTGCTCAAGAAGATGGCTGTCTGTCAGTTTGAGATTCCCAATGTGGAAGCAGACGACCTCATGGCGATGGCTTGTGCAACGCTTGATGGACAAAAGACAATCGTGTCAAGTGACCGAGACATGCTACAGCTTGTGTCTCCAGACGTGAGCGTTTGGTCTCCTAAGAAGCTCCAGTTGTACACAGGCAAGAATTTTGCGGGGCTCTTTGAAGGACTTACACCGAGACAGTATTTGGAGACTCGTGTCATTACAGGTGACAAGACGGATGGCATTCCTGGAATCGCTCGTGGTCTTGGCGAAGTGACAGCGTTTGAGGTCATCAAGAGGTATGGCTCCATCGGCAAGATCTATCACTCGAAGTCTATTCGGAAGAAGCTTGAGAGCAAAGGAAACAGATACCAGCTGTTCTTTGCGGAGGGGGCCGAAGAGGCTATCGTACGCAATATGAAATTGACGGACCTCTCTCTTGTAAAGAGTGAGACAGCCACGAATCTCCTTCGAACTGAGATGAAGAAACCTCGTAAGGTTGACAAGGTCTATGTGAAGAAGTATTTTCTGAGAAGGAAATTCTACACTCTACTCCAAGACTTCGCGTCTTGGATAGAGCCATTCCAAGATTTGGAGGCGTGACAATGTTCACATATTTGGCGATCATTATTTTGCTTGTGGCACTCTTTGCCCACTCTGCTTGGGCAGACTACGCCATCAGGAAAGCGTTCCGAAATGGGAAGGAGATTGGTAAAGACATTGGTTATTGGAAAGGGATCGTTGATCACATGTTGCAGCAGAGGCATATGATTGAGAGGCGACAAAGGAGCTCTGAAGATTTGGCTTTTCTAACAGATGAGGATAAGAAAGTGCTCAGAAGTTTTGGAGTGATTGTATGATCAAGAAGCTGTGGTGGCCGCAACGATTCCCTCGTCTGTACAGATTTCCACGCTTCAGAAAGTCGAAAGCAGTCAATACTTGTATCTGTGGCATGGCTCCTCATCTTCATTACTCGGAGAAAGGCGAGTGGCAGTCATTTTGCTCTGGAGAATGCCACGATCTGTATTTGGTGCTGACTGGCCGGGAATCTTACCATTGGAAAGCCAAGAAATTCGACGAGATCAAGTCTGGTATGAAGTCAGGAAGATTCTACATCATCAAGAGATTCCCACGTCTAAGGAGGAAGAAATGAAACGCAGACGTAGAACGATGTGGAAGACTCGGGAGGATTTACGGCCACTGCTCATCAGGGCAAAGAAACTCTTCCCCACAATGTTGGGGCATGTGCAGACGAAGAAGATATTTCTCTGCTCGTACACAGGTAGAAAGTCAAAGGGTGTGGCCTCTATCTGTGCGAACAAGCGTCCTTGGTGCCTCCTCTTGCCAGATTACGATTACTGTATTATGTTTTGGGGCACCAGGTTTGACAGTATGGATGACAACCATCAGATGCTTGTCATGGTCCACGAGCTTATCCATATTCCTGCTCTTGGCCATCAGCCAGGAGATGGTTATCGTAAGCTCTTGAAGCATGACGTAGAGGATTTTTCCCACATGCTCAGCACATACGGTATCTTGCGCGAGAATGTCAAGGACATCATGAAAGGCGAGAAGCATTTGTTCAAGCACTTAGGAGGGGATGTCCGGAGATTTCCTCGCATGATGAAAATGGGGTGATGTCGTGAAGACAGTGCTTAGGTTCATCGCAAGTGGAGACTTTCAAGCCCATAACTGGAGTCAGTTCAGTTACATCCGCAAGGACGGGGTCAACTCTCGTCTTCACAATATCCTCAAGGTCTTTGGCTTCATTCGGAAAGAGGCCAAAGAGAGAGAAATAGACAAGGTCTTGCTGAATGGTGATATATTTGAGGAGTCTGACTATCATCCCACTGACGTGTACAACAGTGTGTACATGCAGATAGAAAGAATGCATGATGATGGATTGGACGTCGTCATCAACTTGGGGAACCACGATATCTTCAAGTCAGCAAATGGTAATCGCATTCACACACTGACACCGTTCAGGAAGGTCGCTACGATTGTAGAAAAGCCTCAATTGGTTTGGGAGCATCTCTATGCGGTGCCATATTTACCAGCTGAACAAGTGAAGGAAGCTGTCAAAGAGATTGCTATTGGAAGGCCTCTCGCTCTTGTCTGCCATGCTGGTGTGCAAGGGGCCACAGTCGGGCCCAAGAGATATCTCGTTAGGAATCAGCTGAAGCTCGCTGACATGCATCCAGAAAAGTTTGATATTGTGTTACTATCCGACTACCACACGGCGCAACGGCTGGCTGACAACGTTCTGTATCTTGGCTCTCCGTTGCAGCATACGTTTGGCGAGACCCACAAGCCTTGTATCTGGGATGTGTCCTTGTGGGCACATTCGCCTGGGTACAGGCTCGAGAAGATCTACACCCATTTTCCGATGTTCGTGCGGGCCCAGATTTATGATCAGGAGGATCTGCAAGATGTCACGAAAACGGCCAAAGGAAACTATCTCCACCTCGACGTCTTCTCGAAGGAAATCACAGACGAAGACATCAAAAAGTTTGCGGAAGAAAACAACGTCCATGTCAGAGTCCAAAGGAAAGCCGACTCAGAGAGTCCTAGCTCCAAGACTGGCTCTTGGGCAGCTTCTCCTTTGCAGCTTATTGACAAATTTGTTAGAACTAAGGTCGGAGGTGAAAAGCAAAGGGAAAGTCTCACCTCATTAGGACGAGATTTATACGAGGGCAAAGAGAGTGATTGAGTTTGAGAGCGTCACAATTCAGAATTTCCTTTCTTACCATGAGCGGCAGACCATTCCTCTGCGAGACCAAGGCTTCGTGCTTATAGAAGGGAGGAATGAGGATGAATCTGGCTCAGACAGCAACAGGGCAGGAAAATCAGCCCTTATAGATGCACTCGTCTGGTGTTTATTTGACAGAACGCTTCGGGGTGTTCGGCACAATGCTGTGGTTTATAGATTTGCCAGTAAGAAAGACTGTATGGTCTGTGTGCGGTTCAGGACTCGAGAGCACTCATACTCTGTCATACGATATCGCAAGCATACAAAGCATCAGCACAAGCTTTTTCTGAAGTGTGACGGAAAACCACTTCAGAGTCGGCATAAGCGTCCTACCCAAGAGTTGGTAGAATCAATACTTGGTATGGACTTCTCTTCCTTTGTCAACAGCATCGTCTTTGGCGGAGACAAGGCATTCGCACTCAAAGCCGATTCAGAACAGAAAAAAGTTCTTGAAGCATTTTTGCGGTTCGGTCAGTTCGATTTGGCTCTGAAGCGCACTAAGCAGAGGATTTCCGAAGTTTTGGAGGGGCAGTCTGTTATAGCACTCAAGACTGCAAATCTCAAGACAAACATTGGAGTGTTGCGAGAGCATCTGCGCTCACAGAAGGGATTCGAAAAGACCATTCGTAAAGGGCAACTTCAGGAATTGAAGAGGCTGACAATTGCTCTTAAGAAGTTGAATAGTCATGAGCCAGAGCAGTTTCCTAAACGCAATCTTGATGAAGCGCAAGAGGTTTTGAACGAGAAGCAGGCTTCTTTATACTCGCTGGAAGAGCAATGTGAGCAGCGGGAGAAGACGCTGGCAAAGATATCAGACAAAGATGTCCAGCGAGTAACTCTTGTTGGTAAACACTGTCCGACTTGTGGTACTTTGATTGAAGGGAAATCGCTGAAGTATGTCCATGAACATTTCTTGGCCGAACGCAAGAAACTGAGACAATCGCTTCACGACCTCAGACAGCGTTTGGCCAGTACAGAAAGGGAGGTGAACTATGCCCGCGAGTGCCTAAAACGGGTATCTAACCTTTGCGATAAACAATTCCAAGTCCAGACTATTTGGCGTAGTCAGAGGAAGGAGTTGGTGCGGCAATTGAAAGTCTTATCCTGCACCGTCCGCACCAACTCTGACTTCTCAAAAGATTTCTCTTCGTCGGCTCTAAAGATGTCTAAGCTGACGAAGCGACTAATCGTTTTGGAAGAGAAGCTCTGGTCATCTCGTCGCTTGCTGAAGAGACTTCAGTTTTGGGAAGTGGGCTTTGGCAATCGTGGCATCAAGTCTTTGGCTATCCAAGAAATTCTTCCTGCTTTGAATGAAAAGCTGCAAGAGTTTACATCGCGCCTTTTTCAGAATTCCGTCCACGTGGAATTTGTCCCAAACAAGCAGACTAAGAAAGGGATAGAGATCGACTTGTTTCATATTGAATACAAGTCAAAACACGGCTCTAATACCTATCTCGGAGAATCATCGGGAGGGCGTCGTAGAGCAGACATTTGCATCTTGCTCACTTTTTCTTGGCTTGCCAGATCTTCGAACTTGTTGCTTGTGGACGAGCTTCTTGACTCTCTTGACGAAGAAGGCCGAGACTCTGTTCTCGATATTTTGAGAGATTTCAAAGGGACAACTATTGTGATTACACATAGGCGAGATGTCAAGATTGAAACGGGTCAAATTTGGGTCGTAGTGAAAAGGAATAGAGCTTCCTTTCTGGAGATGCCAACATGAGAAAGAGAGATCGTGATCTTAGAAAGCTTGGCTGGAAGGTACTTAGGATTTCTGCAAAAGGGAAATATTCTAGGAAAGAAATCCAAAAGTGCATAAAGTTTCTCAGGAGCCCCCAATGAGAGAGCGTATTTTTGACAATAAGCTCGTAAGCTCTCTGATGGCACAGTATGTGAAAGGTAAGAGGAAAAAGAGGTCTCTTCGAGATGAGATTATGACACTTTCTCTTCCATTGATAAAAGCTGCAATTGCTAAAAAGCGACTGTATCGTAACAAAGCTGATCTTGAGCAAGATTGCGCTCTGAGGATATTGCAAGCTCTTCCGAAATACAGATCGAACCGTGGCTCTGCCTTCGCATTCCTTTGGTCGGTGATATGCAACACTCTGATCACGCAAAACAAAAAGTTTTCTATGAAGCGAAACTACAGTCTGTCTGACGATCAAAATCGAAGAGAGGCTGAGGAGTCATCCGTCTCGGTTGATGATCCTGATAGGACTCATATATTGAATTTGCTTACCAAGAAGCTCGAGTCTGTCTTTTCAGAAGAGAGCTTTGGGAACATCGTCCATCGGAAGCGCAAGAAGATATTCAGGTACATCAGAAAGTCGGTTATCAATGGCGACCTGTTCAACGACAGGATGGACGTAATCGCTCATCTCAAAAAGACAGGCTTGACAAGAAAAGAGTCAGTCCTTTGCATCGACCACACAATGATCTTCATACGGAGAAGTCTCTATCAGTATGTAAAGGAGGCCCAGCATGTCACTGTCCCCAGGTATGCTAGAAAAACTCGTACTCATGTACCCGAAGTCTCTTGTGAATGAATTTTACAAGGTGTTTGGGCCAGAGACGGCCGAGAAGTTCTTGACCATATTTGCGGGAGCGACATTCCGTGTTCCTGGGACTCGAGATTTGGAGAAAGCGAAACGCGATCTGTTCATATTCGAAGCCATAGATCCTATTGAAGACATGGGCTTGAGGAAGAGAGAGCGTAAGCGTCTCTCTGAGACCTACCATCTCTCTACAAAAAAGGTGCGCAGTATCTACCGTAAGATGCGTCGTGTTGCCAAGTTGCAAGTAAGACTTGCTCATGCAGATCAGGAAGTCAGCGCCCACAAAAAGCCAGCTAAAATCAAGAAGAGACGTAAGCGAGAAAGGAGTCGCATCTGATGGCCAACAAGTCGAAGTGGAAAAATTTTGAACGCGAGATAGCGCAAGCTCTTGGGGGTAAGCGACGCTTGCGTACCATGGAATCTTTTGGTAAGACAGCGACTGACGTCTTTTTCCCAAAATATGTGCGGATGGGAAGTCCTTGGCTGAAGCACCTCCAGATTGAGTGTAAGAAAAGGCGCCAAATCAACATCCACGCTATGTTTGCAGAGGCGACTCTCAAGTACAAGAAAGATGCTGAAGACAAGATCATCTTGGCTACACGTGTGCCAGCCACCAAGAAGACAGGGGTAAAGTGGCAGCGGCTCAAGGCAAAGTTCCAAAAGACTACAGGCAAGAAGCTCAGGAGAATGGATTTTGTGAACCCACTCGTCACAGTCGATCTGCCATTTTTCGTGGAACTGTTCCAGTCTTGGCAGTATTCTCAACGAAACTATAACAAGAAAGGGGATGTCTGATGGCTGAAACAACCACTAAGTTAGAGCCTGTTGTGACCGAACTCCGTGTTATGATCACGGAAGATGGTCTGGGAAATCTTGATGTGTGGCATCAGGTCGTCAAAAAGGGAACTGAAGAAATTATCCAGATGCGATCCAGCCATGTCGCTGGACAACTCTATGCTGCTGCGCACGTCATTTTGGCAAAACACTATACAAAGATCACTGCCGAAGACGAGGTCAAGCCGGCAAAGAGGACACCAAAGTAACTCCATGTGGAGGAGCTATGCCACTTTCTAGAGATGGGATAATGCGATTTCCACGATTGATTCAACCCAAGTCTGTCAAGCAGATCAGGGCAGAGCAGAAGGATCCTGCAACCCGCACAATGTCTCGCATCGAGCGATACGAGATGCGTGTTGCGGCTGGCGATATCCCAAAGGGATACGATCGTTTGAGTGGGAAGCAGAAGAGAATAGCTAAGATGATAGCGCGTGGTATAAGCCACCATGATGCATGCAAGATAGTGGGCGTGGCTCGAGACACGTTCTATCGTTGGCGTCGGTCACATCTCCCTTTCCGCAAGTTCTTGGCCAAAGCCTGCCTGAGATATGCCAGTCATGTGGATGAGTCTCTGGAAAGCAAACTCCCGCGTGCTGTTCAAGTCGTGGAGGATGCGCTGAACAGTGGCGACCAATATTTCGAGTACGACGCTGCGCGTGACCTACTGAAAGGTAGATCGAAGTACAAGACCTCGGTCATGTCCAAGCAGGAAATCACAGGAGGCTTGGCCATCAGTGGCAAGCATGAGATTCATACCCATGGCATGGACAAAGACATGGTCATGATGTTTGTCAATGCTCTTGTGGGCAAGGCTCAAGAGACTAAAGCGCTGCCGCCACCAATCGATATCAAAGCGCTGCCGGAGTATAATGACGATACCGAAGTTCAAGACAAAGAAGAAAGAGAAACTGCTTGAGGAACTCAATACTGCCAAGGGACTCAATGGGGTCAGATATCTGATACGCAAATATCTGCCGCCAGGGTTCAGGATGGCATTAACGAGGGAATCAGCAGAGTTCTTTCTCATGTACTATCTGGGGTTTCGTCTTCCTGACCATCAGCGAGAGTGGATCAAGCTCTGGAACAGCGATTTTTTGGAGCTCTTGGCACCTAGAGATCATGGCAAATCTTGGATCTTTTCCTATGGCCTGCCACTCTACGATCTCTACGACTCATACATTGAAACTGGTTGCACCTCTGTACTTTCCAGATTGCTCGGCATATCTAAGACTGATGGTCAAGCCGAAAAGTTCGCAATCCAAATCAAGGAGACCATTGAGAAGAACGAGCTTCTTGCGGAGGACTTTGGTGACATTCGCGATCCCAAACGCTGGTACACCACTCTATTTCGATGCAAGCGTGATTGGTCTGGCGGATCCGTCGAGAAAGATTACAGCTATGAAAGTGTTGGTGTACTTGGAGCGATTACTGGAGGGCACTTCAGTCACATATGCTGCGATGATCTTCTTGACGACGAAAATACTAAGACTGTAGAGCGCATGATATCTGTCAGCAACTGGTTTTGGGGCACTATCTGGAATCTGCGCGAGACATCCACGAAATTTAGTGTGGTTGGCACCCGTAAGAATCGTCGAGATCTCTACAGCGAAATCTTGGAGAAGCCGACTTGGCAATGCCTGACAAATAGAGCCATCATCCGATATCCTATGATCCCGAATCCAGAGAAGCCTGGCGAACTGAAACAGGGTTGGCTCTTCGAGACTACAAAGAAACGAGAGATCGAAGGAATCAAGGATCTGCATGGCGACGGTGAAAAGATTGTCGATGTGCGCATTCTGACCGACGACTATCAAGTTTTGTGGCCCAGCAGCGCTGATCTTGATGGCGACGGAAATCCTAAGTACGAGAAAGATGGCCGGCCAAGACTCTTCGGTTGGGGCATCAAAGAGCTTCTCATGGACCTGGCTACGCAGGGTGAGACGTTCTTCAACAGAGAGAAGCAGAATGAGATCTCTGGAGAGTCTGGTGTGGTGTTTAAGAAGGAATGGATGAAATTTTTCGACACTAGCCAGCTGATATTCAACCAGACTGATGGCTTCCACTATATTTCTGATATCACGCTGGTATGAAAGAGTGATGGCCTAGGCTCATGATTCAACTCCACTGTCTTCAATACGTTGACCTCGCTCTGAAATCAGAGCATGACCCAGGAGTTCGGATGAATCCTGATGGGTCTGTCAAGGCCAATTGGTTCGTGATCGCCACTGGTGCTCGTGTAGGAGAGCTCGTCTTACTCCTCGATCTCTATCGTGCACAGATCCCATTTCCCGAACAGGTGAAAGCTCTGGAACGGGAGTGGAGATTCTGGAAGGCATGGCGTGTGGGCATCGAGAACAACGCATATCAGTGGGCTCTTGGCCAGCAAGCATGGACCAAAGGTATTCCGTGTGTACCTGTCAATGTTCCAGGAGACAAGGTCTTCAAAGTTCAGCTTGTCACGCCTCATTTCGAGACAGGCCGTGTGCGCATCAGAGGAGTCAAAGAAGGTAGCATCATCCGTTGTCATCCTGCATTGAAACAGTTTTGCGAAGTTGAAGCGCCAGACTTTCCGTTTGGCTTGGACAACGACACAGTGGACGCAGTGTGTGGCCTCGTCTCGATGTGTATGGATGTAGAGCTCTTAGGCCAGCAGCAGGCATGGGCCAAGAACAGCGGATTTTCCATTGCTACGGCAGGAGTCGGGAGTAGAAGAAGAGGCGACGCTTTCGATGTATTCCCTAGCAACTATTGACGCTCTCAAAAGTAATTCCTTATGGAGGTGACACATGGGTTCAATGAGTGGCGTGCCATTTTGTCAATTGACAGAACTGACATCAGTCCGGCGTATGCGCGAGTCTGATCCCAGCCAAGACACAGGAAAAGGGTGTCCGTGGTATGAAGTGGGGAAGTAAGAAAGAGCATAATGATCGGCACAAAGATCTCAAAGGGCAACTTGCTGCTGTCTATGATAGATCTAATGGGGCATCTGAGCTTGGTGATACCGGCCAAGCTGACAATCTTCTTGGCATGGCGGATACGCATATGGCTAAAGCAACTGCATTTGCCAAGAAGGGAAATTTTAAGATGGCTGCCAAGCACCACGATCTTGCGGAAGTTCGCATCTATGACGCAGATGGGGAGCTCGATGACTTGGAGACGAACGCGACAGAACAATAAGGAGTTTAGTCTATGGCAACTACCAACGTAGTCAATCCTACGAATGCGCCACACACTCCGAGTACACCAACAGCCTGGGTGTCGCCTAAGCGTGGCAAGATTGCGGCTGAGTCTGCCAAGAAGGAAGACGTCTTCAACACAGGGAAGGACTATCCAGATGAAGGAGCACCGTTGCTGACTTCAGACATCGTGGCCAGAGTGCCTCTGAAGTCTGCCTTCCGTGTAGTGAATGGCGTTATCCTGCCGCCTACCCAGGAAGAGACGCAAGAGTTCTCTCACATGGATGAATCGGCACAGGGCACCCCCATCCATTACTTAGACAAAGCTGTTGTGATGGATGTCGACGCCAAGATTATCACATCCCCTCCTGAGGACATGAGGAAAGGCATTTTCAAGGAGTCTCACTTCCCGAACATCCAGTCCTGGATTCACAGCGCGGAGTACAGAAAACTCCGCGAATCGAACCTGATCATGAAGAATGTGTTGGCTGCTGTAGAGAAGCAGAAGGTCACGTTGACAGATGGCCAATTGATAGACATCAGACTTGACCCACGTCTGATTAACATATTCCAGACCATGGACGCTTCTATCTACTCCCGCCTCAAAGAGTCTGCCAAGAAAGAAGGTTCCATCGTTCGGAAGCTCCGAGAAGACAACAACACCTTCTTCGACAGTGGCGACACGTTCGCTCTTGATGCGTCTCCAGGCGGAGCGTTGCCAAACACGTGGGATACACAGATGGGTCGGCCACAGGAATTTCTCCCACTGCTTGCTGGACCATACAACAAACAACTTTATTGGTACGATTATTTGGATATGCACTCAAAAGCGTTTGAATGCTTTACCCACAATCCACTCGCCAAAAGAGTTGTCAAGGTCATCAAGCAATTTGTCCTCGGCAAGGGAGTCAAAGCCACAGTGGTGCGTGCTGAAATCTCAACCGGGAACATGAAGAAACACCCAGACACTGGTGAAGAGATGGAGGAGGTGGCGGACTACACTGCCCAGTGCCAAGACATTCTTGATGAACATTGGGAAAAGAATGGCATGAACATGAGGTCCAAGCAAATTCTTAGTGACCTCACAATTTTTGGTGAACAGTTCGTCCGATATTTCAAAGCTCCGTGGGGACTGAAAGTAAGGTCATTAGACCCGTCTACAGTGTGGGAAGTTGTGACAGATCCTGATGATTGCGAAACAGAATTTTACATCCACCAACAATATCCGACACGTTACCAGTGGTACGTAGATTTGCCGGTCCCGACCATCAAGTTCATCATTCGTCAAGTTCCTGCGATTGAGTATTTCCACATGAAGATCAATACGACTTCTGGTGAAGTCCGCGGCCGCAGCGAATTGTTCACTATACTGGGTTGGTTGAAAAGAATTAAAGAGTTTGCGTCGGATCGAGTCATTCGCAATAAGGTGGCTAATCTCTACGTTCTGGACGTCGCTGTGGAAGGTGGCCAAACTGAGGTTGACCAAGCGAAGCTCCAGCTTTCTCAGCCACCGGCTCCTGGGTCCGTCTGGATCCATAACAAGGCAGCGGAGTTGCAAGGTATTCGTGCTGAAGTGGGATCGGCAGATGTGACTTCAGATTGGGAAATGATGATGGTTATTGTCGCTTGTGGCGCCGGCATTTCTCAAACCTATCTCAACCTTCCCATGGCTGGCACCAAGGCCGACGCTCTTGTGGGGACAGAGCCAGACATCAAGTCATTCGAAGACTGGCAAGAGATCATGGAAGCATTCTTCCAGCAGGATTCTGCCAGAGTATTCGACGATGCCAAGGATCGTGGAAAGATCCCGCAACAACTCAAGGTCAAAGTTGAGATTACATACGCTGCCATTGCTGAGGAGAACAAGAGCGAGACGCTCAAGAACTTCGCATTTATGGAATCCATGTCGTGGATTTCCCACGAAAGAGCAGCGACCATGTCTGCCCGCGAGATGTCTGTCACATCCTACAACTACGATGATGAGCAAGAGGAGATTGCGGCTGAGGATGCCCAGAAGGCTGTTCTCATCGACGCTGCATACCAGCAAATCACGAAAGGACAAGCTGCTCCGCCAGCTGCTGGAAAAGGTGGCGCTGGCGCAGGCGGTCCGGATTCGACTGGCGGAGGTGGAGGCGACGGAACGGCTGGTACTGGTGGTGGTGCTAAGGAAGGGATCATTACAGGAGAAGCCACTTCGGGCAGTCGGAAGACAGCATTTCTGAAAGACCCTCGTGATGTAGCCATCGGCATCAAGAGAGAGGCTGCAAATCTGCGTTATAGAGGCAGACCTCAGATCGATCGCCAGAGAACCTTGGCTCCAAGCCCTGAAGCGCTCATGGACCAGAAGTCTCACGACAGGGCTGACATCACCAAGACTAGGCGTGCTCTTCGTAAGGGATATCACGAATCTAAGAAAATCAAAGAGGTCACTGGCCAATTCACTCAGAAGCCACCCGACGGCGAGGATCTCCAGAATCCTCCAGTAATGCCAATCGGAGGGCACAAAGTAGCAGCATACACTGAGCCAAAGAAGGAGGTCTAACATGGCCTGTCGAGGAATCCAGACTCTTGGTCTCGCAGAGCTTTCCTCAGTCAGGAGACTTAGGGAGGCAGGCGTAAAAGGAATGAAGTGGGGGCAACGCAAGGGAAAACAAGGAGGGGGAATCAGTGTGGAGAAGTTAGGCAAGATGCATCCAGACGATGCTCTTGGCAAATTGGGGTTCAAGATCTCCTATCCCAAAGGGACTGAAGATGATGAAGGCGACGCGAGATATTTTACGAGCCCCAAAGCTCCGGGACTTATTGTGGGATACAGTCAGGATGACGACGTGTGGCATTTGAGCAAAGGCAAGATCGATAATGTTGTGAAGGATGGAGATTGGAGGGACTTCAAGCCTCTATATTCCGCGCTCATGGGAAAGAGGTAACTCTCGTGGCATACACTGGCCTTCCGATCTTTCAATTGACAGAGCTTTCCACGGTCAGACAGCTAAGGGAAGCACAGCAACTTCAGGAGCACGGAATCAAAGGACAAAAGTGGGGAGAACACCATGCTGCTTCTGATCTCGTGCCAAAGGACAGAAAGTCTTGGCCCAAACACATCAAGGATCTGGTGATCCCGCCTGCCTGGACAAACGTTCGCATTTCCATGGACCCTAAAGCTGATCTGCTTGCCATAGGCAAGGACGCTGCTGGCCGCGATCAGTACGTTTATTCTGACAAGTTCAAAGAGTCCACGACCGCCGCAAAGTATTCGCGCATCCAGAATCTCGAGAAAGACAAGCCAGAGATTGAACGGCAACTTGCAACCATGAGCAAGAGCAAGGACACATTCAGAGAGGCCAAGGTCTCTGATCTTGCTGCGTGTGCCCGCCTTATTCTACAGACAGGACTCCGGCCTGGTACTGATGCCGACACGAAAGCTAAGAAAGAAGCATTTGGTGCTACCACATTGGAAGGCAGACATGTCGTCGAGAGAGGCGACAAAACATATCTGCGCTTCGCTGGTAAGAGTGGAGTCAAGATCAATTTGCAAGTTGAAGACCCGAAGATTGCAGGAGACCTCCGCAAGCGTGCAGATATTGCAGGAAGCTCTGGCCGGCTGTTTGGCGCAGTCGATGGTGGCAATATCCGTGGTTTCGTCCGAGAAGAACTAAAAGGTCGTTATAAGACCAAGGATTTTAGGACGCTCTTGGCCAACCAGTTGGCAGTGGACACAGTCTCCAAGATGTCTGTGCCCAAGGGTGAAAAGGAATACAAGAAAGCAGTCAAGGTAATCGCGGAACGCGTGTCTGAAAAGCTTGGTAACACCAAGACAGTGGCTCTCCAGAGTTACATCAACCCTGTAATCTTTGCGCCATGGAGGAGAAAATGAACCAACTACCTGACATTCACTTTGGCGCAATAGACGCTCCTCTGCCAGAGTTCGATGAATTGACAGACAACTCAGCTGACGATGACGAAGAACTCGCAGAGACACCTTCTGATGTCGTAGCTCTCCTTGGCTTCGACCCACTGGAAGTTGACCTCCAAGAAGCAGGAATCAAAGGGATGAAGTGGGGTGTACGCCATACGTTCGACAAAGCACTCCATGGCAAGCCAGCACCGATGGCAGTCCAGGAAGGAATCTCATTTCTCAGGCGGATGAAGATTGATCCTCGTCTGCTGGAGAATCGCCAACTCCAGAGTCTGGCTGTTGACAAATCTTTTGGCGCCAAAGGTCTGGCCGGTTTCTACAAGGAGCGCGATCAGAGCATCGCTCTCGCTGACGAGAGGAGTGTCAACAGCTTCACTCACGAGTTTGCCCATCATCTGGACTTTCAGTTTCTCCAGCGTTGGTCTTCCTTTGGTGAGCCTAACGATGGCATCCGGATGGACAAGGAAGCAGTCGCACATGGCCGTAACGGTATGCTAGAAGAGTTCAGAGAAGGCAGAGCCACTGCTCTCAAAGTCTTAGGCCAGACAGAGAAAGAGTTCAAGACTGATGCCCCTCCTAGTGGCGGCGTAGCACTGGCCAAGGTTCCTACATTTTATGCAGTCACCAACCCAAGAGAGTGGTTCGCTGAAGCATTCATGCGCTATGCGAATCCGGCTCATCATGATGCGCTTGAGAAGTTGTGCCCAAAGACGTTTGACTACATAGACTCGTTTGTGCATGGAAAATTCTTCAAGGAGGGAGCATGAAGATCTTATCTAGTGACAAGTTGATTGGGTCTATCAACGATGAAGGTATCATCGTCACGAGTGACCCCGATCTCGCTGAAAAGGTCAAGGTGTGGATGTCTGATGGTCTCAAGATCCACGTTCCTCCAAAGCAGGGGACGCATGTCGGTCACACACTGCTAGATGGCGCCCGAGTAATCAGACTCGGGCCCGACACAATTCACCTATTCGCGAACGAATTGGTGCTACTTGGTTATACCATAAAGTAGTCGCAGCATCACCCCCACACGGGAACGCAGTCGTCGTCCTGCTGCTCGCTGACAGCTGGACAGCCCTAACCCGCATACTCATTATAGCGAATCTCGTCTGAACAGAGACAGGCACAGCAGAACTGTTCTAAAACGAGATTTTCTTCACGAGCAACAGTCAGGCTGCTGCCAACTCTCTTTTAAGGAGGAACATATATGGATGGTCAATTAGTGTTCGTATTGGTGTTTGTAATTGCGATTCTCGTAATTCTCGCTGCACCCAAGATCATTGATCTCCTTGGCGGGTCGTGGAGGAAAGTCATCAAGTGGCAGACTGACCTTCGTTTTGAGAAGATGATAAGTAAGCACAATCTTGAAGATGCGGAAGTCTTCTTGGCCAAGAGGTCCGAGAGTAGGAAAAAATTGGCTTTCAAAGAAGAGTACTTCAAAGATCTCCTTGAGCAGACCAGATTTGAGGGCTCAGAAGAAACCTCGGATCTAGAGGGTTTAATTGGCTCAAAGGACTCTTCTCAGGAGACAGGAGTGCCTTGTGCTGATTGTGGCGTCAACATGGTGAAAGAAGGCCAAGTCTATAAGTGCACGAACTGTGGATCGTCATCCTCGATGAGCTGAAAGGAGAGAATCTCATGGACCAAGACCAAGCAAACAATATATGTGCACATACGAGAAAAGCTCTGGGTGTGGCAGGAGTACTGCTCATCTCGATTGAGATAGGCGAGAAAGACAATGAGTTCTTTGGCTCTCTGTCTGCTGACATGTCGGTTGGGATCATGCCCAAGATTCCTGCTGTTTTGAGAACATTGGCGGACCAAGTTGACCAGAAGATCAGGCAGGATCAGACTGTAGAAGACCAGAAGAGACAGACGAAGGTCTGGACTAGTGATGACCCACACGATGAGGACAAACCAGTTGTCCCGGAAAACCAGTTCAAGGATCTAGAGACCTTTGTTTTGTTGGATGATAGACCGAAGCGTCTATAAGTGTGCAAATTGCGTCTCGTCATCTTCGACGAGTTGATGGAAGGATTCAATGGAATCGCCTCGGTGTCCGAGTTGTGGCTGCACATTAGACCTTCTCAACATCACGCCCAGTCATCAGCTTTGCCAGTGTGGCAATCCTGGCTGCGAGAAATTCGAGAAGGCGTTTCTAAGTGCGCCAACAATCTATCTTACATTTCTGAGTCGCAGTATCTTGAAAGGGGAACCTAATGACGAAGAATAAAGTCTGGAAGTCAGATGACCCAAGTCTAGACGACACGGTCTCTGTTGAGTCTGTTGAGCCTCGCTGTCTTCTGATAAGGCCTCATCAGCTTGAAATAGCGCTCAAGCTCCTCAAGAGTCAAGGAATCAAATTCAATGTTCGTGGCACATCTGAGACAAAGACCGTCTATTACGACGATCTTATTGCAGGAGAGCCCACCAGCACCTATGGCAATATCACACTTGACATGGGCAACGTAGAGTTTTCAGTAAGAGCAGAGGTGTCAATCGTTGGTGGACAGATCACGATTCACGACATTAAGCTGGAGCTGATGGACCTTCGTGCAACTCATAGTTCAGAGGAAGCCGAGAAGTTAAAGCCACCACGAATAAAGCGAGATCGAATCAAGATGAGACAAGAGTAAGAGCACGTCATATTTCTCTCAGAGGGGGAGAACCGAGATGACACGTAGATTCCCCAGGCTCAGATTTCCCAGACTCAAGTCCCTGGGCCTCCATCCGTTCTTCTGTTACTTTGGTGGCAAGTACAGGATTGGCAGATACTACCCTGAGCCAAGACATTCCATGATCATAGAACCATTCGCTGGCGAGGCTGGCTATTCTCTCTGGTATCCTTCCTTGAAGATCAGATTGTTCGATCTGAATCCCATCATCTGTGGCGTCTGGGACTATCTGATCCACGTCAGATCAGAAGAGATCATGCGACTGCCAATACCAGTTCTCCATGTCGATGACCATGACCTGTGCCAAGAAGCAAAGTGGTTGATCGGATATTGGCTGAATAAAGGATCCATCGCTCCTCGCAAGATTCCTTCTGCCTGGGCCAAGTCGGGAATCCGCCCAGATTCCCAATGGGGACAAGCAGTCAGATATAGAATCGCATCCCAGGTCAATCTCATCAGGCATTGGAGAGTGGATTGCAGAAGCTATGAATACACTCCAGATCTTAGAGCCACATGGTTCATCGATCCTCCTTACCAGAATGAAGGACACGGTTATCCCTATCAGCCAGGAAGTTACAAGAAGTTGTCGCAGTGGTGCCAGACAAGATCAGGACAGATCATAGTTTGTGAATCTCAAGGTGCAGATTGGTTACCATTCAGGACATTCAGGAGCGTCAAGAAACAGGTCTCACGAAGTCGTCTGGCTCCGAGATTGACAATCCCGTCAGGGACATCTTCTCTCTCTCTCAGTCTCATCAATAGAGTCGGTCCTCGTACGTCTAGGCATATCTCTCATTAAGAGTAGTCCAGCCCGTCATATCCCCCTCTTTATCCCCAATCACGAAGGTTTCGGCTGAGACGTGGACACAGTAGTGTTGTCGAGCACAGTGTTGTCCACTGAGACCAGAATTCCAGGAGTCTGTTCCCCTCCTCCCAATCCCCTGTCAATCCCCCTGTCTATGCACAGTCTATGCACAGTCCTTCAGTCATATCTTCCTGCCAAGTCGCAGTAACCCCAATATCACAGAGTACACTCATCGTCTAATGTCTATCCACATCTGATGAAGGTTTCTTGACAGACATTAGACACTGGAGACACCAGAGAGTGTCCTTCTGTCACAGGACCAGTCATATCTATGCCTACCCTCCTATAGAGGACCAACACAATCCCATGTCTATCAATCATCCCATGATCTCCCATGTCTGTCCGTCATATTGACACGCATGGGAGACCTCTGTCATCACAGTCTCCATCATTACAAGGACAGTCCCACCATCAGTCATATCTCATCCATGTCTATCATCGCTGAGAATCTCATCCTTCGTCCATGGGGCGACCGGAATGGATCCGAGAGAGAAGGAGTCCCTTCGTCTCTTCCCAACACACGCAATGCGTAAAGGTTTGTGGACGAGCAAGGTCGTCTAGCCAAGGATTTCAAGATAGACATTACTTCTCAGACGGGAGACTCTTGATAGACATTCTCCCAGAAGGACGCTGGAGACACAAGGAGAAGAAACTGATAGACACGGGGTTTCCTTCATGTAGGGAGAGTCTCATGAAGACAAAGTGG